TCCATGCATCCGAGTCGCCTTCGTTGGTGGAATAGACGCTGAAAGGAAGAACATGAAGTACCTCATCCTCGTTTTCGCCATCTCCGGTCTAACCCTCGAGCCTCTCGCGTCCTGCCCGCTCTGCATTAGCCACCACGGCACCTGCGGCTGCGACATGGGCCACGTCGTCTGCTGCGACGGGTACGACGCGTACGGATGTAGCTGCTGAGCGGATGGGGGACGTACTCGATATCTCTACGTTGCGTCCGCACCTAAGCGGTCCGGTACGATGTATCGACTGCAAGCACGAGTGGGTCGCCGTGGCACCGGTCGGCACGAACACGATGACGTGTCCTGGCTGCGGCGCCGACAAGGGCGGTAGGTTCGCAATGATCCTACCGGACGTTCCATGCTTCACGTGCGAATGCGGGAACACGTTCATGTTCTTCCGAAATGACGGCCAGCTCCAGTGCCCCAACTGTGGTCTCCGACACGCCATTTCGGACTGAACGCGCGGCAGGTGGGGGGTATAGATATATACCTCTGCAGGCGATCATTCTTGACCAAGTTGCTTGGGTATAGGGCTATCTACGGAACACGGGAGCAGCGCAGAATTGCGACGATCGTGGCGTTCCTGCTGGGTATAGGAAAAAAAGTGTTGCGTCCTGCCGCGTCATCGTGGTGCCCTCACGCGCTCAGGGTAAGCGAGGTGGGCTCAGGCTCGGAGGGGCGACAGCGAAGGTGGGCGCGAGGACGGACACGACGTCGCTTTTCGACGCGAGGAGCGCCCATTCCCGCGTTTGAGCCCATTCGGAATTGAGAGGTGGCGCTACCCATCTCGCCCACCGGGCGAGAACGCCGGGCGTCGGGGCCGCTCGACGGCGCTAGCTCGGTCTTAAGTGGGGACTCGCCCGGTGGGGGTATAGGTCTATACCCTGTGGTCACGTATGGCATATCACTAAACTGTTGACAGATTCGGTGGGGCGATTATGCTTGCTGGAGTGAGACAGCGGTTCGTGATCAATGCGGTGCTTCCGGGGTTCAACGAACTCCGTGGAATGAACCCCTTCGCGTACAACAAGTGCAAGCAGCGCTGGGGTGGCGTCGTGAAGCTCTCGGCGCAGGCGGCCGGCATCCAGCCCGTCACCACGCCGACGCGTTTTTCGTTTCACTTCTTGGAGCCCCACGCGCGCAGGGACCCGGATGGGATTGCTGCCGGCGCGCTCAAGATCACCCTTGATGCCCTCACGCGTGCCGGCTTCATCCCCGACGACTCGCAGAAGTGGGTCTCGTCGATTCAGCTCACGTGGGAGGTCTCGAAGACGCCCGGCGTGATGATCACCATGGAGAGCGAGTGATGGTCGAAGAAGTCAGCGAACAAATGCGGGAGGCGCTCGAGGACCTGGCGAAGAGGGAGCGCGATCTGCTCAAGCGAATGCTCGAGGGTTCCGGCATTCCTGGAGAGCTGTGGCTCGGGTGTCTCCTCCGGGCGTGCGCCGACATCGCCGAGTTCATGCAGATGTCGGACGAGGAGTTCGTTGCTCACGCTCGCGAGATGTACGAGGGTCGCCATTCGAGGCGCGCAACGGGTGGAGTGAAAAACTGATGGAGCCGTCACCGATGACGACGTGGCTCTGCGGCGGTCGCTTGCGACGATGCGAATCATGGCCGATGTCGCCACAGATGAACGGGCATCGCATCGCGGTGGCCCTACGGGAGCACAACGACACCGTGGCGTTCGCCACGGGCGTGACGATTGAAGAGGCGCACGCCAACGCGCTGAACGCGCTAATGGCGAACGAAGGAGAAGCAAGTGGGAACACGTAAAGAAAAAACCGGTACCGAGCTCGACCTCTCGATCATGAGCCAGTGCGTGAGGCTCCTGATGAAGGTCCCCGTCGCGAGTCGGCGAGCGATCATCCAGTGGCTAGCGCAGCGGATGCTCGTCGAGGACGAAAAGGTCGAGGCCGCGCAGGGAGATCTCTTCACGTGAAGGTCTGGACGGTCGTAAGGCTCTGCTCCGGAAAGGCCGGCGGCCTCTCCGCTCCGTGCGTCACGTACTCCGGGCCCGATGGAGAGCGACTCGCAAAAGGGGCTGCGGAGCAGCGGCAGGCCGACATCCAGCGGCTCTTCGAGTCCATCCTCGTGCGAAAAACCAGTCAAGACGAAGTCGAGCCCGTCGGGTTGACGCTCGCTCAGCTGCTTGCGACCCTCGGCATCGAACAGGTGGTACACTTCATCCATGAGACTGAAGTGAAGGAAAGCGATATCGTGGTCCCGCAGGGACCAAAAATCATCCTGGCTCACTGATGGGCATCCTCGACTTTCTCGAAGAAGACTCAGAAGATTCTGCCGTCGTTGTCCCCCCCTCCGACGTCGAGGTGGTAGCTACCCCCCTCTCTGCCGCCTCGAAGAGCGTGGTCCCGACTCCGCAGTCTACGGGACAACTTATTCCCGCTCCGAAGAGCACGCTCACCCAAGAAGAACAGGTTCAGTCTGCGCTTCGTGAGCTCGAGAACGAAATCCTCCAGGAGAGCCTCGAGCACATCTCGCACGCCCAGGCATGGGCGGAAATCGCGAAGGAGCTCGACCCGAAGGACGAAGCGGAGATTCCAGAGGAGTGGATCGCGAAGTACGGCGAGAAGGTCGCCAAGAAGCGGTACCGCATTGCCAGGGCAGCAACGATGAAGTCGGCGGACGCGCCGGTAGCGCTGAAGGAGAACGCCCGGGTCGCGATCGGCATCCTGAAGGCGCGTGCGCACGAGAAGACGGGGCCCCGCATCCTGAATCTCTCACTCGTCGAGATGCCGAACGCGATCATTCAATTCCCTGAGCAAGAGGTCAAATGAGCGCCATCACGATGTACGACGAGTGCGTGCCGTTCACCGAGGAGTACTACCGCGCGATTTTGGCGTGGAAGATAGGTGCGCTGGAGAGCCTTCTGCGGAGGCTCTGCCGATGATCCGCGTGAAGGTTCACCGTCAACCCGTGCTCGAGAAAGAGCGCGGTCGCTGGGTACGGACGAAGAAAATCCTCGAGACGAAGGAAGTGCTCGCGGAGGCCATCTTCGGACACGGCATCGACGTCTACTTCCCGCTGAACAATGTGCGCACATTCTCGATGGCGACCGGCGTGGGTCGCGGGCTCATGAGGGACTGGGTCATCGACCCGAAAGACCTCGTCCTACTCCTTGCGAAGAAAGACAAGCCGAGTGTGGTACCGCCACCGTCAAACGGGTGACCGTGGCAAGCTCGAGACGCGCGACGGCGAGAAGGTCATCGTCTACGATCGTCCCGCTGCAGACCAGTGGGTGCCGTACCATGAGAACGAGTGGCGGATCGAAACCGAGGCGAGGACGTACTCGATGATGGAGCTCGGGCAGATCGCGTGGGCGGCCGACCGAGAGCTTTGTCGCATCCTCGGCGACTACGCGCGAGCGGAGAAGAAGTGGTCCGAAATCTCGGAGTCGGTTCGGCAGACATGGATCGTGAAGGGACCGAAGTCGCCCGAGTCGCGCGTCGAGCTCTTCGGTGCCATCATGGGCGTGCTGCGCCCGATGGGAGGAACATGAGCGCGAGCGATATGTGGGCCGCCGAGGACGAAAAGACGAGCGTGGGAGTGCCCATGCCGGAGCCGATCGTGGTGCGGTGGGTGGAGACCGAATACGTAGGGTACGTTGATGGGCGCAGAATCCACGGTTTGACCGAAGAGCAGTGCTGGGAGCGAATCGCTCTCAGGAGAGAGACGTGAGCGGCACTGCTCGCGTGCAAGCGTCGCTTTCGGGCGGCGTGGTGACGGTCGACGACCCGGATGCGCTCGGCTACTTCGTGAACCGCATCCTGGTGCCCCTCCTCAGGTCCCTGCTCGGCAACGTAAACCGCCTTTCGGGGACGGCGATCGCGAAGGACACAGACGCGACCCTCGACGGCTCGGAGCTCTTTGTGCTGGTCGATGCCACAGCCGGCCCGGTTTCGATCGAGCTCGCCAGGCCGGCGGCCGTATTTCGCCCGGTAGTCGTGCAGAAAAAGGACGCCTCCGCCAATGCGGTCACCGTCGTGGCGCCGACGGGGGCGACCATCAACGGAGCGGCAAGCTCGACTCTGGCCGCCCAGTGGGATAGGCTCATTCTGCTCGCGGATGATACCGCGTACTACGGATAGGAAGCAGGATGCCGTACAAGAGCAAATCTCCGGCTCGCGCGATGCACGCCAAGGCGGCTCGGGGAGAAATCTCGAAACGAGTCGTCAAGGAGTTCGATCGCGCCACGAACTTCTCGCGGCTTCCTGAACGCAAGAAAAAGAGGAAGCGATGAACGAGCAAATTCACCACGAGGTCGGTACCGAAGGGCCCGCAGCGGCCAAGGAACGTCTCCAGCGCGAGGCAGCGGAGCGTAAGGCTCAGGCAGAGGCCGAGGCGGCAGCCCGCAAGGCAGAGGCCGAGGCGGCGGCCAAGAATCAGTGACGGAGGCCCTCTACAGGGCTTCTCCTTGGGGCGCGAAGTACCACTCCCGCCGGGAGATGGAGGTACTGGGTGCCGGCTCCGCCGGTCCTGGGAAGTCCATGGTGCTTCTCATGGACCCGATGCTGCAGGTGTCGATCGAGCACCAGCGCTGCGCGGATCCGGAGCACCCGTACCACCAGAAGTGGGGCGACTCGCAGGGCTGGGCCCTGCATCTCCGCCGTACGAGCCCGATGCTCGCGGAGACCGTGAAGCGGTCGCTCAAAATCTTTCCGCAGATCGACCCGAACGCGGTGTGGTCGCAGTCGACGCTCGAGTGGATTTTCTCGTCGGGCTACCGGTACAAATTCGGGCACTGCAAAGACCCCGAGGACTGGATGGCGTACCAAAGCCTTCAGTACTGCGTAGCTCGAGACACGAAAGTCGTCATGGGGGACGACTCACTGAAAGCGATTCAGGATATCCGAATCGGCGACGAAGTGATGACGCTCGAGGGCCCACGGCGCGTCAAGGCGACCTGGGCAACTGGCGAGCGGCCTTGTACCGAGGTGGTCGTCCGAGTCCACGACGCGATTTTAGGAACGCAGATACATCCTTCCACGCATCCGGTTCTTCTCTCCGCCAGCGTTCAATTGACGAGCGCACGGTCTCCCGAGCCACCTTATAGCGATGGGCGATGTCATCCAAACGGATGGACGTGGCAAGACTACGAATCTCTTCTTTGTGGGCGTTCAGCTTCCCCGGTGAAACGCGCTTCGCTAATAGATGGTCGAAGCGGTACCGAAGTGTGCTGTGGGTTACGCCTAGGTGAGCAGCCGCTTCCCGAGTTGTTCGTCCCAGTAGTGCTTCACGCACGGACTGCTCGTCGAGCCCGGAGTCGTTGGCTCCAAGCCAGGGGATTTGATGGACTCGAGATAGAGCCAGAACCGTCGCCACCGACACACCGAGTCGACGAGCCGCGTCCGACAACGAGACGCGGCGATCTTCCGCCATCGGACGAAGGCGAGCAGCGAGATCAGCGCGATACCGAAGGCTCTCCTTCTTGTGGTGACGCATGTGGGCCGCCTGATTCGGGAATATCCAGAGATTCTCCGGGGAGTTGTTCAGTTTGTGGCCGTCCTCGTGGTGAACACACTCTGAGCGCCGAAGCCGCCTTCCGATGTACCACTCCGCCACCAGACGATGCTGAAGGACATAGCCCCACATGTTCCCATGCGGATGATCCGGAGCGAATTCCCACAGATATCCCACATTGCGCACCGTTTTACCCACACTTCTATTCGGGCGAGCCCCGAGTTCGGACAGAGGCCGTCCGTATGGGCTCGGCAACGATGCGGTTCGTCGGCTGGAGGGAGACATTCGATCTGACGGTCGAGGGCGCGAACCACTACATCACAGAAAGTGGATTAATACAAGCACAGACCGAGATTTGCTACGACGAGGTGATTCAGTTCTCCGAGGAGCAATACGACCAAATCAACACGCGTCTCCGTTGCTCCGACCCTGTGCTCGGTGGCGACCGCTCGCTTGGTCTCCCGGGGATGCTTCGCATCCGGAGCATGTCGAACCCCGTCATGCAGAGCGACCACATGGAGGGCGTGGCTGCGCACGATCGCCTCTGGGTGCGTCGTCGCTTCATCGACGGCTGCCCCGAGGGCGAGAAGACCTTCTACCGGAAGGTCGACGTGCTCGGGGAGACGGAGCGCTGGGACTGGGTCTACCTGCCGGCGAAGCTCACGGACAACCCGGACCCGAACTTCGTCCGCAACTACATGAAGAACCTCGCCTCGGCGAAGCCACACATCAGGGCGGCCCTGCTCGAGGGCAATTGGTACATCACCGCGCACTCCTACTTCGGCGACGTGTGGCAGCCGAAGCGCCACGTCATCGAGCCGTTCAAGGTCCCCGCCGACTGGCCCGTGTTCCGCTCGATGGACTGGGGCTTCAAGTCGAACGGCTGCGTCCATTGGTGGGCGCTCGACAACGACGAGAACCTCTTCTGCATCCGGGAACTCACCTTCAAGGGCATGTACCCTCGGGAGGTCGCGAAGAGCATCAAGCAGATCGAAGAGCTCATGGAGCTCTGGGACAAGAAGAAGCGACGCTCTGGAATTACAGGAGTCGCCGACACCCAAATCTGGGAGCAGCGCGGCGACTCCGGCTTGAGCAAGGTCGAAGAGATGCTCCACGAGGGCGTCGGGTGGTTCCCCGCGGACAAGATTGGAAAGGGTTTCGGGCGAGCGCACAACGCCGAGCGCATCCATGCGCGGCTCGCGGACGCTCCCCCGGGGGAGACCCCGGGGCTCGTCATCTTCAAGACCTGCCACGACCTCATTCGAACGCTACCCGCCCTTCAGTCGATGAAGGACAAGCCCGAGCTCCCAGCGGATGGGGGCGAGGACCACTGGTGCGACTCCCTCTTTTACGCAGGTGCGTACGCGTCCAGGGGCATCAGCGGCGTCGGGCGTCGTCACGTGGTCGACGATTTCGACGAGGAAGACTCGAAGTTTAAGAAGGCAAAACGCGGTCGATGGGGCTACGGCTCCCCAATCATGTAAACAGAATGTGGTGACACGCCCCCGTGGTGTGGTAAGCAATGGGGGTGGATCCCGCCATCGACGATGTCGAGCACACGCCGGACGGGGGCGTGGTGGTCGACCTGGGCGCCCCGGGCGAGATAGTAGCTGGACCGCTCTACCACGAGGACGACCCGAACCTCGTCCCCGCCTTTCTCGCAAGCGAGGAGGGCAACGCCGCCCTGAAGGAAATCGCCGCGACCGTGTGCAAGCGGTTCGACGCCGACTTCTCCGCGAGCGAAGAGTACCGAAGTCGATTCGCCGACGACATGCGCCTCTTCTTCGGTGACCTCCCGCCGAAGACCTATCCGTTCCAAAACTCCGCGAACGCGCACGTTCCCATCCTGCTCGAGAACGCGATCCGTCTCGCCTTTCGCTTCGAAAGCGAAATCTTCGGTGACTGGACGAACTTCATGGGGACGAAGCCGCTCGGTCCGATGGACCACGATGCGGCGCAGGCCCTCTCGCTCCATGGAAACTGGCAGTTCCGCGAGAAGCTCACGGATTTTCCGAGGGAGCAGGCCCGCGGGCTCCTCTTCTTCGTCATCGGTGGCGACGTCTCGGCGCATTCGTACTGGGACCCACTGAAGCGGCTGAACGTCCACGAGGTGCTCACCCCGGACGAGTTCATCACGCCGTACGCGTACAAGACGACGAGGCCCGACTACAGCGACCTTCCGCACTACACGAAAATCCTACGCCGGCAGCCCCATGAACTTCGGCAGATGGCCGACTTCTGGGTGGGCGTCGAGGACGTCATTGAACGGAAAAAGCCCTCCTACGACGAGGAGCCTGACGACGTAATCCGGCGGGCTCGAGCGGAAGCGGAGGGCATCCAAACGCCCGATATCTCCGACGGCGCGCCGTACAAGATTCTCCATCACGAAGGATGGTTCGACCTCCCGGAGCAGAAGAAGCAGCGCTTCTGTCAGGTCATCGTCGACCACGGCACGAAGACCGTACTCGCCCTCTCCATCCACGAGGAAATCCCCTGGCAGGAGAAGGTGCGCTTCCGTCGTCAGAAGGCGGAGATGGAGGGATTCCGCGCAGCCATGTCCCAAAGGGCGATGGCCATTCAGACGGTGCGGTCCCACCAGCATGGCCTCCAGCAGATGGCGCCGCAGATGGGGCCGATGCAGCGCCAGGCGGCGCAGTTCGTCGTTATGCAGGCGGCCACGCAAATCCCTCCGGAGCCAGCGCGCCCCGCATGGATGAAGACTCCGTTCGAGCAGCCGGAGCCGATGAGGAAGGAGCCCATTTACATGTTCTCCCACGCCGTGTGCGTGGAAGCCCTGACCGGGAACCTTGGCCTCTCTTTCGGTCGAATCCTTGCGGACCTGAACCGTGCGGGTGACACCTTCGTCTCGCAGTTCGTCGACGCCGCAACGCTCGGAAACACGAAATCGTTCGTCACGACCGAGAACGTCGAGTTCGACTCACCACTCGAGATTTCGCCGGGCGCCATCAACAAGGCAACAGGCGTCCCGCCAGGGCAGCTCGAGGGCAACATCATGCCGCTCGACTTCGGTCCAGCGAACCCGCAGCTCCTCGAAGGACTCTCGATGGTCCGCGAGTGGGGCCAAGCGAGCGCGTCCTCTCCCGAGGTGCTCTCGGGGCAGCCCGGAAAGAGCGGGGAGACAGCTCGAGGGATCCAGGCCCGCATCGAGCAGGCCGTCACGCAGATTTCGGTGGCCGCGCGCCACTACACGTTCTTCCTGAAGAACATCATCAAGAACAACGCACGCCTAAACGCCATCTATCTCGACGACGAGGAGTGGTTCCAGGTCCTGAATCACCAGACCGGGCAGAACGAATTCCGCTCGGTTGGCCGCCAGATGTACGAACGCGACTACGGCGTCTCGCTCACGGCGGACCTGAAGTTCACGTCGCAGGCGCAACGCGTCGCGGAAGCCGACGAGCTCGTGAACCTCCCGAGTGTGCTTCCCCCGCTGCAGCAGAACCTCGCCTTTCAGTTCTACACGCTGGTGAAGGCGCTCGAGGCTCGAGGCCGAACGGACGTGATTCCGTACCTTGGTCAGCAACCGCCCCCGATTCCGCCGATGTACGGCATGCCGTCCATTCCGCCGCCGCCAGTTCCACCCGGGGCCCCGCAGGGTGGGCCTCCGGGGGCGCCGCCGGGCGCTCCGCCTGAAGGGCCACCGCCGGGAGCGCCAGCGTGAGTGGAGAAGAGGATGCGGATGACGTTCGCTCGCAGTGGCTACGCCACGAGTACACGCAGACGCTGAAGAAGTTTGCCGCCTCGAGCTACGAACAGCAGTTCGCTTTCTTGCTCGGTGCGTGCGCGAAGAGCCCAGACCCAGAAGTCCGTGCCGAGTATCAAAAGTACGTGGAGCGCAAAGCGACGCTCCTTCTGTTCGAACAAGGAAAGAAGAAATGAGACTCAGTCCAGCGACGGCCGAAGCTCGCATCGTAGACGACGGCGACCAAATCGACGCGTGGGTGAAGGAAGTGCAGAGCCGGCAATCGAAGCCAGGCACTTACGACTTCGTCTCGCCACTCCTCGAGAAGCGACGCATCGAGCACGTCATTCCGGAAGGCGTGTTCCGGTTTCAGTGCGCCTTCGATCGCATCTACGTCTATCAGCTTGGCGAGAAGGACTCCCGGAAGGACGAGACCTACGGCGACACCAGCATCATCATGCCGCAAGCAGCGCGTGACTATAAGCGCTCGGAGACTCCACGCGGCATCATCGTGAGCGCCGGCCTTCGTGCGCGAGAGGCGCTCTACGGTCATGGCATGGCGGTCGGGCATATCGTGCGCTTCATCCGCAACGCTCCGTGGGCGATGCCGGTCGACAACGTGCAGGGCAAGGATGTCCACGTGTTCGTGATGCGCGACGGCGACATCACGGGTTCCGAGGACACGATGCGGAACCTCAGAGAGGGCAAGTGCAAGCTCGTCGAGTTCGAGGAGGTGAAGAAGATTCGCCTTCCGACGGGCGAGGAGAAGGAAATCATCATGCCGGGGTTCGCGTACCTCGGCGAAGACGGCAAGATTTGGGACCCAAGAATGCCTTGGATCCCCGACGACCTGTGAGAGGACCCATGGCAGCACGAAGAAAAGAAACGGCGACTGAAGACCACGCACCCAAGGCTCCAGTAGAGGAGCGACCGAAGGCGGGACAGGGAATCGAGGTCGACCTCGATGAGCCCGAAGCCGAGGAAGACGAACCGGAGGCCCCACAGAAGACGCGGGCCGAGAAGAAGCAGGAACGCCTTTCGCTCATGGAGCAGGCCGAGGTGGATCGAGAAGCGCGTCTGAACGCAGAACGCGCCGCGGGGCAGGCCATCGGCTACGCGCAGGCGATTCAGCAGCAGGTCCAGCAGCAGGCCACGCAGCAGCGCGTTGACCCGCTCACGGTGCAGCGGGACGCCATCCTTCGGGAGAGGGAACTCCTGGTGCAGGAGTTTCAGCTCGCCAAGCAGCGCGGCGCGCTCACTCCCGAGCAGGAACGCGACTTCAAGAGTCGCGGCTACGACATTGAGGAGCGCTGGCAGAACAACGTCGCCGACCGGCGGATGGCTGCTCGAGGCGGGCCGCCACCGCAGCAAAACGAGGTGATGACGGTCCTCAGGGCTCGGTACCCGGATGTGGTCATGAACGAGCAGGCATTCCGTTGGGCGCTGGCCGAGCACAGTCGTCGGTGCCTCGATCCACGCGACCCCGCCCCGGACAACTGGGATACCGCAGACGCGGTGATGCAGGCCACGAGAGAGAGGTTCGGCATGGGATCACGAAGGGAAGAGCGGCAGCCGTCGGAAGGTTCTCCGCGTCGTTTCGAGGGCTCCTCGACCGGGGCTTCGGCCTCGAAGGGCGAGGGGCGGAAGGTCGCGCTCACTCCGGAGGATGTCGCCCTGGCGGACGCGGCGTACCCTGACCTACCGCAGAAGGAGCGATACAAGAAGTACGCGCTGGTCACGCAGCGCAAAGCCTCTTGACGGCCGGAAAAAGGTCCGTCAATCTATCTCCACGGTGCCGCGCCCTCTCCGGGGTAGGCGCCTGTCGGTGACCGGAGACCTCGTCCGGTGCGCCTGAGCTGAGAGGTGAGCTCCCCGTCGGACTCGAGCCCGCGACGGAAGGAGAGCCATCTTGACCGAAGCGCAGCAGCTCGAACAACCGAGGAAGCAGTTCCGTAGGGACCCCGTCTCGAAGCAGCGAGAGACCCGCAAGGCGGTCGACGATCGGTTTCGTCGTGACCCGGTGCATCGTCTCGCAGACGGCGCGGTGTTCCCGAAGGTAGAGAACGCGCACCCGGACATGGCGTACAAGCTAGTGTTCCAGGGGACGAACAACGCCGAGGTGCGGCAGCATGAGCAGCAGGGCTGGCAGGTGGTCTATGGCCACCCCGACGGCCCGCGGCTGACCGAAGGCATCGGCGCGAGCGCGAAAGAGAACGAGCCCATCGAGTGGCACGGCCACGTGCTGATGGACATCAACAAGGAAGACATCCAGCGCGTAGTGGATGCGGGTCAGGCGCGAGTCGACCGCATCGAGGCGCGGATCATCGACAAAGAGCGAGGGCCCATCGATGCCGCGCGCGGGATGCGCAGCCGGTATGCGAAGGCCGTGAACGAGACGAAGAAGAACGAGACGAACCTCGTCGTGAACGAGGAAGAGGAGCAGGACGATGGCTGACAATCCCCACTTCTACGGTTTCCGGCCGGCGAAGGGACACGAGAGTTTCCCGCTCGGGATCCAGCGCGTGCGCGTCGCCTCGGGCTACTCGCCCACGGTCGGCGGCAACAACGTGAACGTGAACGTCGGTGACCCGGTGAAGAAGGTCAACGATGGCACGGTGGCCCTCTGCGCTGCGGGCGATGCGGTGTACGGCGTCGTGGTCGGCATCGCGAAGTACTACGACACGGGGCTCGGGCGGATGAGCTACCGCAAGTACCTGCCGTTCAACACCGTGTACGGCTCGAATCTCGAGCGTCAGTCGATCCTCTATATCTACCCGGCGCAGGGCGCGATCTTCGAGATCGACTGCGACGACAAGACGACGTTCACGACCCAGGCCACGTACACGGCGGCCATCGGGGAGAACGCGGACCAGATCAACGTCGGGGACACGACGAACCAGACGGTGAACCCGCAGCTCGACATCTCGACGCACGCCACCACGAACACGCTCGTGTGGCGCATCGTCGACATCTCGCCGTGGATGGACGTAGCGGGCGATTTCACGGGCCTCTACACGAAGCTCTTCGTGACGGCGAACGTGGTGCAGGACGCGCCCTACCAGACGACGGGCGTGTAAGGAGACGATGATGATTACCGCAGCAGTGGTACTCGCGATGGTCGGCGCCGGGGGAACTCTCGGCGCCATCTCGGCGCTCACGGTTCTGTTCGTTCTCGGCGCGACGATTTACACATCGACGGTTGCAACGAACCTCAAGTCCATTCTCGAGGATATCGCTCAGGACAAGAGCGATGGGCTCGAGGATGGGCTCGTCATGCGCGACTTCATGTACGACGGCGAGTCGCAGAAGGACGCGTACGACATCGACCTCGAGATGGGCGGCCCGGGGCTTGCGACCGAGAAGCCCGAGGGCGACGAGCTCCAGATGGGTAGCATCTACGAGGGGTACCAGACGACCTACGTCACGCGTACCTTCGGCATGAAGCTCCTCATCACGGAGGAGGCGAAGGAAGACAGCAAGTACCCGGAGGTGGTGAACCTGTTTCGGTACTTGAAGCGCGCCCTGTACAAGACGGTGGAGTACGACGCGGCGGCCCTGCTCGCCCGCGGCTTCAACACCGCCTACGTCGGTGGCGATGGGCTCCCGCTCTGGAGCGCTTCGCACACCCTCCCATCGGGCGGGACGTTCTCGAACTTGATGGCGGTGCCGATGAGCCCCAGCCGTCAGGCAGTCATCGCGGCGCGCGCGCAGGCGATGCAGTACCCCGGACACGATGGGCTCATCGAGGGCTACCAGCTGAAGAAGGTGGTCCACCCGACGGCGCAATGGGGCGTGTGGCAGGGGATCTGCTACTCGGCCTACGCGCCCGAGCCCGGGGCGTACAACGAGATCAACGTCGTCAAGCAGAAGATGGGGCTCGAGC